GACTTTGATATCAGGGGTGAGAGAAGATGAGCAATCTGGCGGAGACTACCAACCTCCTGAGCCACAGGTACGCGATGGCCCCACCAAAACTCACATGCCCGTAGCAAATAACAATATTCAACTGGAGGAGAAGATAGAAACAATGGAGGACAAGGACACAAGGGAACTATGGTCCGGTGAAGAGAAAACCAATCTCATGCAAACCCAGGACCCGGTCGTTCAACTCTTTCCTCACCAGCAGGCCAAAGATGAAGCGTTGTTCAAGATCACCATTAAGGAGAGAATCAGGACAGCTGACGTCGCGACCAACAAGAAGGCTCTGTGCGAAACGCTTAGCGCTGGAGACCTGCTCTTCGAGGCGTATGCAAAATTTATGAACGTGCCGCAGGAAACCCAACCATTCGATAAACGACTCTGGGCACATTGCAAACAGTTGGCTTTGCGCACTTATTTATCCAAACCCACCACCAACCTGCAACAAGGAGCGCAAAGACAAGATCCTGACTTCCCTGACAACGCCATAGCGCTATTCAACAAGTCCCAGTGGGTCAAGAAGCTTGAGAAGGTTGGCTGCAAGTTCAAGGCCGGACAGACAATATCAGCATTCAAGCAATCCACTGTGCTGCTGACAACCACCATGGCCCTCTATCTACGCAAGAAGAGAGAGGGTCATCAGCCGGACAACGTGTTCGTGATGTGCGAGAAGACTCCAGAGCAATTCAACTCGTTCGTCTTGACCAAATGGGATTTTAGTCGACCAAACTACACATCGGACTACACCCAATACGATCAGTCGCAAGATGCAGCCTTTTTAAACTTCGAGTTGAGGAAGGCGAGGCACTTCGGCATCCCGAACGAGGTAGTTGACTTCTACGCTTTCATTAAAACGCACGCGAAAACATTCTTAGGGAATCTTGCCATAATGAGATTGAGCGGGGAAGGACCAACCTTTGATGCCAACACGGAATGCAACATAGCGTATGACGCCCTCAGATTCCAAGTGGACTCCACAGTCAATGCATGCTATGCTGGAGATGACTTGGTAAGAGACAGAGCCTGTGAGGAACGCCCGGGCTGGAAATATGCTGAACCTCTCTTCTCCCTTAAAGCCAAGCCTTTAGTTACCAATAAGCCTGACTTCTGCGGGTGGCGGCTCACGAAATTTGGTATTGTCAAGTCCCCAGTGCAACTTTACCAATCTCTGCAACTCGCTCTTAGGCTTGGAAAAGTTGAGGAAGTCAAACGTAGCTATGCCATTGACTACCTCTTCGCCTACCGGCTTGGAGACCAATTGTATGACGTCTTCGACGAGAATGAGATGGAAAAACACCAGCTTGTCACTAGAACTTTGATAAAGAAAGGTATGCGACCACCCAGCTCAGGAGATCACTTGCCGGTGTTTCATGTGACCTCTGATAGACTCATCAGAGACCCCAAGGCTAAACACATCTCCACATACGAGTACGACAGCACCAGCTTGCCGTTCAACATCGTTGAGGACCATTTCGCCTACAATCCGAACCGAGCTGACAGGGACGATATGAACAGGGTGAGGGACAGCCAAAGTCATGAAACCTCCAACGCATCCAACTTTCCACCGGTAAGAGAGCCATTACTTAGTGACCTCTTTCCCCAGCTTAGCACCCTTTAACTGATAGTTAACCAATTTAACACTAATTGAAGTCTAGATAGTAAGTACTTACAGCTTAGATACTGAATGACTCAGGCTGACCCTAGTTTAGAATGTAAACATCCTTGATTGCAGTGACGGCGGACCTAGTTAAGTTGGCAATTATTTTGAAATGAAGACAGACCTACTGATACAAACCCTGACCAACCACCAATTTCAGCGAACTAGCGAGCCGTTGCGAGAACCCTTAGTAGTACACGGTGTCCCGGGTTCCGGCAAATCCACTTTGATCAAGCTACTCACCAATTGTCGCTCAACCTTTGCATGCACCTTGGGCGCGCCGTACGGACGCAATCTCGCCAGCCCTGGGATTAGATCTCCACGACCGACAGATAACCTTGAAGACTACGAAACCAGGATTCTTGACGAATATCAACTTGGAGTAAACCGTGACATTTCACCCTTTAACGTCCTTGTGGGCGACCCGTTCCAAGGCACCTTGCACTTCAGGGCCCACTTCACTAAGAACCTATCTCACAGAGTCCCGAGAACCATCTGCACTTATCTACGACTCTTCGACTTTGAGATATTCGGAGAAAACCAAGGAACGATTTCATTTCCCCCGGTTTATAGTGATCAACCATCAACTCCACGTGGGAGAGTCATACACCTTGGCAACGTCTCTAGGGACCTGACCCGCAGTCACAACATTTGCTCGCTAAACCCAGAAGCAGTGCAAGGACTGGAGTTTGAAGAAGTAACACTAATTTACCACTCGTCGGAACTGAGTAAAAACAGGGAAGGCTTTTACATTGCTGCCACGCGAGCACTCCGGAGACTAAACGTTATATCTGACAACCCGCCACCAAGTCTTGATGAGCTTTGCCCCCCCGCCGGATCACTCTAAAGTGTACATCACATTAGCTGGTGGTGCTGCTCTAGGAATACTTGTCTACACGCTCAGATCAAATCAACTTCCCCACGTTGGTGACAATACACACAGTCTACCTCACGGGGGACGATACTGTGACGGCAATAAACAGATTCACTACTTCAAGCCTAACGCTGGCGGACAATCTGACAGTTCCCACCTCCCTCTATACGCGGTGTTTTTCCTCACCTTGGCCATACTTCTTCTTAGCCGCCCTCGTCGCCGCTTGTGTGTACGGTGCTCTGAGTCTCATTAACGGACCACCGTCAGGGTGCGTCATCACCGTCACAGGCTCCGTTGTGCAAGTATCAAACTGTCCCCTAGACAAAGTGCCCGCTATTGTTGAATCCTTCCGCTGGAGCAGCCATGGTCATTGTGACTACCTTCCACATAGACAGAGCTCGTGAATTAATAATCAATAACACGAACAGCGTCAAAGACATCTTGCTCGATCGTTTGCAAGCAATCTCGGCCAAGCTACAGACCGTCGGCACCGGTGTGAATGACATCCACTCTTCCACCAACTCCAGCTCACAACGCATCCTCGATTGCCTGTGCAGTGACAACAGTAGCCCTAACCGAGCCG